CTTCAGCGAGTGGAACTCCTGAGTGCGAAGTTTTCGTAATAGGAACCTAGGGTGAGGAGGAATTGTGGCTACATCTTTATTGACGCTAAGAACTCGAGCCAGAACTCGAGCTGATGCTGTCGGGAATAATTTCTTTTCCGATAGTGAGATTGATGACTACTTAAACATCGGCCTTGGCGAGCTGCATGATTTGCTCGTGCTGAAGTTTGAGGACTACTATGTTAGTTCGGCAGAGTTCAGTCTCGTCAGTGGCCAATCGAACTATACGTTTTCAGCGATCGAGTGTACTGACTTTTATAAGTGCCTTGGGGTAGATGCTACGGACTCTGGAGAAACGATTAGGGTTCGCAGATTCTCATTCCCAGAACGAGACAGATATGCTGCTACCGCCATTACTGGCCGTGGGGGCTATACTGACTACCAGTACCAAATAAGAGGAGACTCTCTCGAGTTTATTCCTGAGCCTAGCACTACTTCCACAATTAAGCTCTGGTACGTTCCATCATTCAGCCGACTGAATTATGATGATGACGAAATCAGTTCAAGCATTATGTCAAATTGGGAAGAGTATGCTGTCGTTACGGCAGTGTATAAGATGAAGGAAAAAGAAGAACTCAGCACCACTGTTATCGAAAGAGAACTAGAATCAATCAGGGCTCGAATTGAAACAGCATCAGCTAACCGAGATGCTGGCGAGTCCGAAGGGATTACAGATGAACTGACGGGGACTCGTTCTGGTTGGTTAAGAGCGTTTCGGTGACAATACGCAGATTTGAATCATCTTATTCGGGTGATGACGCACTAAATAGGGTCCAAAAATCGCTAGAAGAATCTGTTGGTTTTCTTCGAGATGCTACAATTCTTGATGGAAAATTAATTACAGTGGATGTCGCCAGCGGGACAGAGGTTGCGGTGGGACATGGGCTGGGGCGCAAGTTTAAGGGGTTCATCCCCGTGTTGATTAAAAGAAAGTCAGATGGAGCCCTTTACCCTTATTTGTTTTTTGTTCCGCAAACAAGTGACGATGATTCTCTCTATTTTAATCTTAGTATCCTGGGACCTAACGAGTTAACTGTCTCATTCTGGATTTTTTAAATGCCATTAAGAAAACATAAGGCAAGTATAAAGTTTCTAAAGGGTGTCCAACAAAAGGTAGACCACAAGGTCATGCCTATTGACTCTCTTGTCACTCTTGAGAATGGACGGTTTGACAAGGTTGGTGCGATCAATAAGCGGACCGGGTATACTTTCATAGACAAAGAAGCTAGCGATCTTATTGGCTACAAAAATACACTTGTCGCAAGAAACACAACAACTGGCGATAGACTTGGCACTGGCATCTTTAATAGGGGCACCGTTTATTCGCCTGCTTCTGGGAACTTTATTGGCGATTCCACGATCAGCGGGCACAGGGGATTTTCTGACGGCTTAGACTACACATCCATTCCTGTTTCCAAGGGCTCTGAATATCAGCAACGAAACCCAAATGTCGCAATCAGCTCTGACGGGAAATATGCCTGTGTCACTTTTGTTGATGTAGGCTTTAGCACGACTAATCAAAACAGGAAGTACGATAAGCGTGTCTCTATTGTCGACAGGGATAACAATACAGTTTTAGCTCGTGACATTAAACTGGGCAGTGCAACTGATTCAGGGAATAACGGACGAAGGATGGTACCCCTCTGGGTGGCGGACAAGTTCTATATTTTCGGGGAAGATGAAGGTGCTTTAAAGTTCTGGGTTGTAGACCCAACCGGGGCAGCTATTCAGGTGAAGAATGCTGCGGGCTCCGCTACGGTGGCAGGGGAAGAGATACTTGCAACAGCTAACTACCCGTTGGCAATTAGCTCCGCCGGTTCTGGGTATACAACATCACAGGCAAGTTTCGATGTTTGTAACAGCTCGACATCGACAAAGGCTTTGCTCTTTGCGACCCACCTCACAGGCTCAACCTACACCGTTAAATATTATATCTTTGATACAGCAGACCATGGGATTACTGAAAAGTGGTCGGCGTCTGTTACAGGGACAAGCTCGCAGCTTGGGCATTTGGTCATTCACAGGTCAGGTGTCTCAGGGGATCATGCAGACAAGGTTGCGTTTGGGTGGCAAAATGGGACAACATATACAATTGGCACTTGCGCGACCGAGGCAGCAACATCCACCACTGACTCTACAATAACCGTAGCCTCGAACAAGATTATTCGTGGGGAGTTTTTAGACGATATTAACCCATGGTCTGGGCAAGACGACCAGGATGCCACATTCGTACATGAGGAGTCGGAGGCTATAACGTTGGGGGTCGCTGGGGATTCCACAATGTATGAGGCCCCCGATATTTTTAAAGGAATCCCGGTGTATAAGCGGGGGGCTACAGCGGCGAAGCGGAGGTTTGTTTTTGCCTTTGGGGGGTCTGCTCACATAACTGGCAGTGTCCAGGATGACAACCCTGGCGCTCCTACAGGGCTGGTGGCTTTTTCCGATCCTCCGATAAACACAATCTCATTATGGGAATCGGTGAGGACAGCAGGCATAGGAGGGGGGACTGTGGAGAGTGTAGTCTGGCTGCGAGATATTCTCCCGATAGCCTCATTCAAACCGCTTGAATACATTGAAGATGATAAGATCAGGGCAGCATCGTATAACGGCGCTACTGAGAGCTTAAAAGGGCACGCCGTTGCATTGCCCGTAGCAACAAACCAAGAGCGGTTCGGGACCGCGGGGACAATCAAACCCCTTAATTCCGTAATTCGATTATTTGATTTCAGAAGGGCGAATGAAGAACTTGTTGACATTCCGGCGGCAAGTAGTGCTGTTGTGCAGGACATTCTTTATGTGGCCGACAAGGGGCTGCACCAGTATGACGGGGACAGGTTTCGCTTCGTTGGTTTTCCTGACAGGCCCGCGTTTGCAGTGGCTCTTGGGTCGGCAACAGGGAACCTGACAGCGGATGGCGTGTATTATTATAAGTTAGTTTATGAGTGGGAAGACGCCCAAGGTAACTTACACGAGAGTGAGCCGTCTAGTGCGGTCAGCATAACCATGGAGGGGAGCGGCGGGGGTGATAAAAGAAAAACAACCATAACTATTGTAGGCATCGACCCCCCTGACTTCGCCTACCAAGACATAAAAATAGGGATCTACAGGACTCAGGCTAATGGGTCTATCTACAATCATATCGCAACAGAGAATATTGATGCGACGTGGTCAAGCACGGTGGCATTTACTGACGATATGTCCGATGCCACTGTCGCCACAGGCAAGTTTCTCTATACGGATTCTGGGGAACTTGCGAATCTTCCCCCTCCTGCATCTGCACGATATGTTGCTGGGCACAGGGATAGGCTATGGGTTATCGGGAAAGATGATGTTGTCTATTACTCTAAGCTGATTAAGGACGGGTTTGGGGTGGGCTTTAGTGATGCCTTCTTCATTAAGACGCCTGATAATATCTCAGATCCCCCAACCGCCCTTGGCAGTATGGACGGGAACCTTTTTATCTTTACTGAGAATGCTATTTACATCGTTGGTGGGGAAGGCCCAGACAACACTGGTGCAGGCGGGTTCTATCAGGCAAAAAGAGTCCCTTCCAGTATAGGCGCCGCAAAGGGCTCTCCTGTTAAGTTAATTAATGATGGCCTTGTCTTTGTTTCGAAGAAAGGGGCTAACTCCAAAATATGTCTTCTTGGGAGAAATATGGCCGTTACTTATATGGGGGCTTCGGTAGAGGATGTCATCTCTCCTCCTGGGGGAACGCCTTATATTGTGAAAGATATCACGGTTAATACAGCACAAGAAACGGTCCTGTTTCTTCTCTCTCAGAGCAGCGGAACTCCTTCGGGGGTAAAGATGATTACTTATAATTACGAATTAAAACAGTGGGGAGTTGATACCCTTTTGGACACCTATGGTACCGGGGCGGGCGGGTCTTTGGCCTGGAGTTCTTCTGGCGGTAACGAGACGCTTTATGTCGGGCTTATGCAAACCGCAAGCACGCCTCGGGTCTATGCGGAAACATCAGGGTTTCTGGATAACGCCACTTATGTCCCGATGAAGGTTAAGACTGGCTGGGTTAATCTGGCGGGGATCCAATCCTATCAAAGGGCTTACAGCTTCCATGTTTTGGGGGAATCTAAAGACAAGCACACCCTTACTGTAAATGTCTATTACGATTACGCAACTACGGCCGAAGATTCTTATACTTTTACAACAAGCAGCGCCGCAGATGCTAAGCTCCAGTTCAGAGGGCATCTAAGCAAGCAGAAGTGTCAAGCAATCCAGTTTGAGATTGTTGATGCCGATAATGGCGGCTCTGGTGACGATGGTTATACAATAACAGAAATAGGGCTTGAGCTAGGGCTCAAGGCTGATGGCTATAAGCAGAACAATGCAAAGCTCGACAGTACCTCAACGATAGGCTCTAGCAGCTAGGAGAGAATCGATGGCCTCATTGCCAAAAAACAATTCCAACTCGTCCGAGGAGGAGAGACTTAAATTGCAGGCGGCTATGGCTGCTGCGGCGAAACCCCGGTCCGGCAGATCTAGCCCCGGCACAGCGGCCCCCGGTAGGCCCAGCTCCGACCCCGTTCCCGCCACCCCCTCACCCACTTTCCCCACGATTCCTGGCTCCCCCGTGGCAGTAGGACAGAAGGTCCCAACTTCAGAATCTGGGCGAGGCATTGAAGCAGTGCCTCCTGGTCATGAGAGAGGTGGGTTTACGCTCCCGCCTGTTCCGAGATTTGTTCCCGCTCCAAGGGACCAAACTCGGCCTGGGATTCAAGCGGAACTGATGGGCCGATCTAACTATCCCGATCCCCGCATGGCTGCTGCATCTGCGGAGGCTGCTCGAATGGGGGGCGCTGCTCAAATGGGCGGCGCGGGCATGACCGCTTTGGGGCAGATGGCTGCCGGACGCGCTGGCGCCGGGATGCAAGCACAGCACGAACAGACTCTTCGAGCGATTGCAGCACAGAGGGCGGGGTCCAGGGGGCCGGCAGGATTAGCCGAAAGAGCGGCTACTACGGCAACGGGATTAGCTGGTGCTCAACTGGCTGGCGAGGCTGGGAAGCTTCAGCTTCAAGCGGCTCAAGCAGAGGCAGGGGCTCAGGCTCAGCAGGCTCAGCTTGACCAGCAAACAATAATGGCGCAGGGGCAATTTCAGCAACAGACAAACTTAAGCAATGCCGAGATGGAGCAAAAGGCTCGAGCGATAAACTTGAGTGTAGAGACTGATCTTTTAAAAGAAAGAGATCGACTAATTGCCAAGTACGCCGAGCTGGGGCTTACTGAAGACCAATATACGGCAGAGCTTGATGCTGCGCTACAAAGGCTTAAAGCACAGCTTAACCACGATTATTGGAGAACGGCCGTTGAATCAACCACGGCCCTAGATGTCACCCGGATGCAGGAGCAGGACTGGGTTCGGACGGGCTACCTCTACCCTGGCGCCGCAGGATATACCCCAGAGGGCCAGTATGTGCCTGACATGTGGCCGGGTGTTCTGGGCTACCCCGAGGACCAGGTCGAAGCGGAAGAGGCGGAAGAGGAAAGAAAGGCCAGAGAGCGCGCTGAAGCAATAACGAGGCGACTGAGCGGGCAGGATGATGATGCATTCACCTACCCGGAAGCGCCTTCTGGTCCTGAAGACTATGACTATTATTCTGGTGATCGGGTGATGGGCGCCGAGGAGCTTGCCGGAGCCTACCAGACGTTTCGGGATCAAGAGGGACTAGCCCCACCCGCCACCCCTGCGCCAGCATTAAGCCTTGGCCGTGATGTGGAGACACGAGTCTCTGACGCAGCAGCAAGAGAAGCTCGAGATGCGGCCGTTGGGGAGTATCTGAGGAAACCCGCCATTGGCCCCCCGACAAGAGAGCAGCGAACAGGGCAAGAATTCCACGAGGCGGACCAGATGGAGCAGGAGGCAAAGCGGGCCGTAGCCGAGAGGCTCCAACACATGGATCATATCAGGAAGGGCATTGGCGCCGCTACCGCAGCTATGCCAGTCCTCACGGCAAAAAATGAAAAAGAACGAAAGAGGGCAACCCTTAACCTTATACAAAACGAAGGTGTTAAGGCGGGCGTTGCAAAGGCAGTAGAGGCGGCAACCTCCAAATGGGGCGATACCGCCGGTGGTCTTGTGGGGGCGGCCGGGAAGGTGGCTACTGCCGTCGGCTCTGAGCTAGCGTCAGAAGATGACAAGCGAACCGACAAGGATGAACGAGTCAAATATGCGGCAGGGGGCGCTGCGGCGGAGGCTCTCGGCGGCCTGGGAGGGGCGCAGCTCGGAGCCCTGGCAGGAACGCCTCTTGGCCCAGTTGGAGCGGGAGCGGGGGCTCTTATCGGGGGCACGCTTGGCTCTCTTGGTGCGGGTGAATTATTCGCATCCGCAGTGAAGCCCCCAGGGGTTAGAACTACAAATCCTCAGGAAATGGTTGGCGGGGCGATGGGCACGGCTAATCCAACTCAACTACGAGATGACCCGATGTCGCTAATGAGGGCACGCCCTACAGACATAAACAGGGTTCCATTCGCAGACGACTACGCTCGAAGGCAAGACGGGGCATTTGTCGGTGGCCCGGAAGATATGGCGATGCCCCCTGAGATGATGACCGGCGCAGGGCCTCCACCCCCTGCAATCCCTGATGAACTCGAGGCGGCAAAGGCCGAGCTGATGCCGGCAAACGATAGCTATGATTTTCTTGAACGCCTATCGAGTGCTGCCCCTGACGAGGCGCCTCCGGGCGGGGACACTGTTGACTCTCAGGCTTTATCGGCACTGGGGGACCTTCATGAACGGCTTAAAGAGATTGAATCCCTTATGGGAGCAGGAGGAATCTAATGGTTGCTATCCCGTGGGACCCAGTCCCAACATCCGAGCCAACGCCTGAGCCAACGACTGAGCCAGGGAAAGACCCCCAGAAGATGGCCTGGGACAACCTAGCTGCGGTCGATGCTGCCCACAAAGCACTACGCGCCAGGGATAAGAGGCTGGTCGACGCCGAGACCTCCCCAACGCCAGGGGGTGTCAAACTGGCCAAGGAGTTTAAAGAACCGGAAGTAATAAAGCAACACGGCCAATATGTGGTCCCTTTTGAAGAAGCGGAGGCGCGTCGGCAATTCGTAGGACCCCCACCCCCTGGAAATCGGCCATTCGAAGGAGCACTTGCCCCTGTCCAGGGCGGCAGCATTACTACGCAGACTGGAGAGGAGCAGGAGGGCTCTTCTAAATACGCTATTGGCGCCGGGTTTGCTCGAGTTAAGGAGGACTTCGAGGCAGACCACCCAGGCAGCAGTTTTACGATCTTTAGCGGTTACGGGGGGATACGCACGGCAGAGGACAACTTCCAGCGGATCCTCACGAACAAAAAGCACTGGGTGAACTATTTTACGCCGAATGCAATCGCGAGAGGGAACCCCACAAAGGACGACTTATTGCCCGGCAAGTGGGAGGATTTGCAGAACAGCCCACATGTCCATGCCCGCGCCGCCGACATCCGGCTTGATGCTGACACGGACAAATACGGGACAGTACCGGGCAACGACGGTGTGTCGTACCCCTCTGAAGCTGCAATGCTTAATTCCTCTCAAGGGCAGTGGATGTATAGGGATGATTCATACAACCTCTTGATCCGAGGGTGGGTCCCAACCGGAAAAGGGTATGGCGGCTCATCAGGCATCACGGACCCGAATACTGGGCGTAAAGAGCTATGGCACATTGAATACAACCCTGAAGCCGCAAAAAAAGAGCTTTTGCGTCTTGGCTACATTAACGAAGTTGGGTTCCTAATTCCTCCCGCCGCAACCTTAGACCCGGAGGATGAGGAGACCATCGAAAAGTCCATAGAGGCAGGGCAAGTGAAAACCAGCCAGCAGCGGCTGAGTGAGATGGTAACCGGCGTGGCGGACCAGGCCAAGTCTTTAGAGGGCCAATACCCCAATGCTTCCGTAGGGCAGACCCTTTTCCGAACAGCGGAACGAGTAGAGAAAAATCAAGCGGAACTGGAGCTGCTTTTTGGGAAGATGGTGCCGGAACTCCAGGCCGCCAACCAAAAAGTCGCGGATGCTCAGGCTGCGGCAAAGACAGTGGAGGCAAAGGCCCTTAGTGTCCAAGAAAGCATGTATGCGCAGTCGGCTGGGATGGCAGAAGCCACGGCCGAGGCAGTTAGGCTGAATGAGGAGGAGAGGGTCGCTAGAATTGATAGCATCATGGAGAACATAGATGCTACGGCGGAAAAAATCAGAGGCATGAGTATCGACCCCTGGCGTCAGTTCCGGTTTGTGGAGGCAAAGCTAGACAAAAACGGCAAGCCTGTCCTGGATGAGCAGGGCAACGCAGTCACGCAGCTTAACCCTTTGAAGACTGCTTATACTGTTGCTGCCGGGGTTGCCTTGCTCGCGAATGCTTTTTTCACATTTAAGTCTGCTGCAAGGAAGAAGGGGAATAAGGTCCCCTTCCTTGTTTGGGATATGATTATGCAGGCCGTGAATATGGACCTTCAGGGCCAAAAGGCCGCCCTTGACGGAGAGCATGCTAAGCTAAACTCGGAGCACAACAGACTGAAGGACTGGAACGACTATTTTGGGGACAGAGAAACCGCAATGCTTCAGCAAAAGTCGCTGATGCTCGAATACGTTGAGATGAAGGTAAAGGAACTCACTAAGGGCTGGGAAGACGACGCGGCTCAGGCCGCAGTAATCCAAATCTTAGAGACGTCGAAAGCCGCGAGGATGCAGATTGCTGCGAATGCTCAGGAGAAGATAGTAGCCACCGCCAACGACACGGCGAGGGTCCAGTTTCACGGGATAGGCGCCAGGTCTGAATTGCAGACCAAACAGCAATCAGTGGTGCTTAAGGCGCTTACTGTTATGTCTCAATTGACCGATAAAGAACTGAAGAAGCGGAAACTCACCCCCGAACAAAAGAACGCTCAACTCCAAGCACTCAAGTTTATACCAAAGGCAAAAGAGTTAATTGCGCTTTGGGACAAGGCAGGAGGGGACAGTAACCTTCTGCTGAAGCTTGCAGCAAAATCAGGGATTCTCTCTGTTCTCCCATACGTGCCTGAGGAATGGGATGCCTCTGACCTATCCAGAATACGAGAGCTTCAGCAGCAGCACGCGGCTGTTTTAACTAAGTCAATGGGCGAAACGGGGGCCTTGGCCGAGGCAGAGCAACAGAGGGCCATGAGCCAAATTCCACTTACAGACCGCTACGAGTTGGGGCGGTGGAAGCTTCGGCGTCTGCTCAACAGCATGACTCTCATGGCAAGCGACCAATTTTACGTGATGGGCCGGAGGGCCAGGCAGCAGCTCCTTGATTCAGTTTTCAATCAGCCCAACACTCTATCCGGGGCGAGGAGGTCGGCCCAGGTCTTATTCGCCGTTACGTCGGAGTGGAAGACCCAGTCCATCCGAATTAGCACGGCCTCCGATAGAGAAAAGCGCCTAGGGGAACCAGGTCAAGGTCCTCGCCGAGGGAAGGGCTCAAGGATTCCTGGCAGGTCGAAGAGGCCAGGCGGAACAAGGGCACCAGGGGCGGCAA